AACGTTTCAACGTCTTTATCTGGCACTGTCCATTTGGGTGCCCCTGATCTGTCTAACTTTGTGCCCTACAGTGAAATTACATACGCTCAAGCTTTTGAATGGGTGTCGCAAAGCATCAATACAATAGCTGTTGAAAGCCAGATAGCTTCGCAAATAAGTCAATTGTCGCGGCCTATCAATCAATCTTGAGGGTGCCATGGATCCTGTTAGTCTTGTTCTAGGCGCTACAGCCATTTTTAACTCAATCAAGTCGGCTGTGGACCAAGGGCGGGACATGATGGAGACGGCTGAGAAGGTTGGTAACCTTTTTAGTAAAGTTGCCCAAATTGTTACGGTTGCTTCGTCCCCGCGTAAAAAGAAGCTATTTCAAAGCCAAGCCGAATACGAAGCCGAAGCTATTAAGGTTTACGCCGCCAAAGCCAAAGCCCTTGATATGCAGTTGCAGGTAAAAAACCTTTTTGTTGGACAATACGGTCCCGCCGCATGGGAAGGTATACAACGGCAAATTATTGAAATGCGGAAAGAGGCGGCTAGACAGGCGGCAGCAGCTTTGAAAGAGCAAGAAGAAAATCGCAAGGATTTGATTATGGTTAGCAGTATTGTCGGTTTTCTGGTAATCGGTATTGGTGTAATCGGTATAATCCTTATGGCAACGGTGAAATAACATGCTGCAAGCATTAAAACATATGTTTACGGGCGTAGACAACACAACTTGGGATATTGGTCGTATCCTTTGGGCCAAAATGTCCATCGTTTATTGCGGTGTTAGCGCCTATCATGCTGTAATACATGGTAATTTTGATCCTCAAAACTGGGCAATTGGCGCTTCAGCTATTCTTGCGGGTGGCGGTGGCGGTCTAGCATTGAAATCTAAAACGGAGCCAAACTAATGTTTTTTCTTCTTTTTAATCTTTGGGTCAGAAATATAGGAATTGTTTTAGCCATAAGTGCCGCACTTATCATTGGCTATGCATATTGGGCCGGACGGGAAAAAACGATTGGCGCCGCCAATGAAAAGGCTCAGGAAGAAATTGTAGCTATTGAACATGAACAAAAGGTAGAGGCTGAGGCGGTCGTTGTCGACCAAACCGTGGCCAAGGATGTTACGCCCCAAGATACCCTTCAAAAACAATGGAGCCAGCCATGAAACGCCTTTTTTTGATTACATTATTGCCTGTAGCAGCCTGTATGCCAAAACCAGAAACCAAAATTGTAGATACGTCTTGCAACTGGGTTAAACCCATCTATGTCAATAAAGACGATAAATTAACTAATAAGACAGCCACTCAAATCCTATCTCATGATGACAAGTGGAAACAATTCTGTGGTGCAAAATGACTGCTGCTAATTTTCCTCAATGCTTTGCCCTTGTTCTTAAAAACGAAGGTGGTTACGTTGACAACCCAAAAGATCCCGGCGGGGCTACAAACCTTGGATGCACAAAAGCAGCTTGGGAAGAATGGGTAGGTCATGAGGTAACTAAAGATGACATTAAGGATTTAAAACCTAACGATGTCATGCCTCTATACAAAGCTAAGTATTGGGATAAAATTCAAGGCGACCTTTTACCTGAAGGTGTAGATTATGCCGTCTTTGATTTTGCAATCAACTCGGGCCCCTCGAGGGCCGCGAAAGCCCTTCAGTCGGTACTCAGTGTTAATGTCGACGGACAAATCGGGCCCGCCACGCTACGCGCTCTTGAAACGTCAAACCCTCGCGAAGTTGCTACAGCCGTCTGTGAAGCAAGATTAGCCTTCTTACAATCTCTCTCGACCTATGGTACATTTGGCAAGGGGTGGTCTAAGCGCGTTTCAGAAGTAGAAACCGTTTCTTTCAATATGGTTGGGTGATCTATGTCGCTTACTTATTCAAGTTACGTCCAACAAATTGCGACAATGGCCGTTATCCCCGTAACGGATCCCAATTACACGATTATTTTGCCTAGCATGATTGACTATGCGGAACTTCGTATTCAACGCGACTTGGACTTCTTGTCTACACAAATAAGCACGACAGCTTACTCATTTACCGTTAACAACAATACTTTAACTATTCCAACGTCCCAATTTATAGTGCCGCAAACCTTTGAAGTTCTTGATGATTTTGGAAACTCTACTCCACTTGTTCCAGTAGCAAAAGAATATATTCAAAACGTTTATGGTTCTGGGTCTGCCACGGGATTGCCTCAATATTTTGCTGTCTACGGTGGCGATACCGCAACCACGGGTAATACATCTCAAAATATTATCGTCGGACCAACGCCAGGCACAAATTATACAGTTCGTTTAACAGGCACTGTTCGATCGGCTCCGCTGTCTGCTACTAATACAACAACCTTTATATCTACCTATTTGCCGGATTTGTTTATCATGGCATCCATGATCTATATCTCCGCATATCAACGCAACTTTGGCCGCATGAACGATGACCCGCAAATGGCTCAAACTTACGAATCTCAGTACCAAGCTTTGAAGGCTAGTGCGATGATTGAAGAAAATCGTAAGAAGTTTGAATCCGCTGCATGGACATCATATTCACCTGCGCCTGTCGCATCGCCTACGAGGTAATCCATGCCTCACGCAACAATAAATTTAAAGCCAGGCGTAGAAACCACTAATACTCCGGTATTAAACCAAGCCGCTTATTCTTCATCGCAACTAATTCGCTTTTTGCCAGAACGAAATGGCCTTGGGTTAGCTCAAAAGCTTGGCGGGTGGGTTAACTACGCAAGTACAACTTCACCAATTAATTCAAAAGTACGCGCTCTAAAAGGTTGGTCTGACCTTAACGGGGTTAATCGCCTTGGTATCGGCGCGGAATCTTCTCTTGATATTTTAACGCCTAGTATCAATTCAACGCCTCTTGATATTACACCACAGACATCTGTAACCAATACTCCGCCTGTTTTCGTAACAAGCACAGGATCTGATTCACAAATTGTCACCGTTACAGATAGCAATATCCAAGTATCTACCTTTGACTATGTAAATTACGTTACACCTGTTTCAGTGGGTGGTTTAGTCTTATATGGTCCCTATGCGATATACTCCGCATTCAACAATACATATTCAATTCAAGTCCCAACGAGCGCTACAAGTGCGGTTGATACAAGCGCAACAATTACTGCCGGTTCGTTTATTATCAATCAAACATATAAAATAACGAGCGTTGGGACCACAGACTTTACGGCTATTGGTGCCTCTGCCAACACAGTCGGTGTAATTTTTAATGCTACTGGCGTTGGAACCGGTACCGGAACAGCCAAATTAGTAGCAGTACCATCTTTCCAAGTTTCAAGCGGAAGTGCTGTTGTTACATGTTATTTAGATAACCACGGCTTATCTGTTGGCGCATCATTTTATGTCGGTGTCTCGACGACCATCGGCGGTGTTACTCTTTTTGGGTTGTATATTGTAAACAAAATCATAAATAGCGGAACATTCCAATTTACTGCAGCCAATACTGCTTCATCCTCTGCTGGCCCTACTGCTATAAATAGCGGAAACGTTAATTCTGTTTTTTATATAGCAATTGGCCCATCGAATACTGGAACAGGTTATGGTGTTGGTGGTTACGGTACAGGTGGCTACGGTTCTGGTACGGCTCAACCACAAGTTCCTGGGACACCAATTACAGCAACCGATTGGACCTTAGATAACTTTGGTTCTTACCTTGTTGCATGCCCTGTTTTAACGGGCTCTTCTGGAGGTCCTATTTACTATTACAATCCATCAGGATCTCTACAAACTGCACAGTATATTGGCGGAAATGCGCCTTTGCTATCGTCTGGTATTTTTGTCGCTATGCCAGAACGACAAGTCATAGCTTATGGTTCATCATTTACTTTACAGGCAGATCCTCTCTTAGTCCGCTGGTCCGACGTTAACGATCCAACTACTTGGATTGCGACCGTAACAAATCAGGCAGGGTCGTTCCGCATTCCTACTGGCTCAAGAATTGTCGCTGGTTTTCAGGGGCCGCAGCAAGGACTTCTTTGGACTGACCTTGATTTATGGGCGATGCAATATGTTGGGCCGCCGCTTGTTTATGGGTTCAACAAAATTGGTTCTAACTGCGGAGCCATCAGCAAACATTGCATGGGACAAGCAAACGGCGCCATTTATTGGATGAGCCAAAACCAATTTTTTATGTCTATGGGGTCCGGCCCTCAACCAATTCCTTGCCCGATTTGGGATGTGATTTTTCAAAATCTTAACCAATCTTATCTTTATAAAGTTTGCTGCGCTGTCAATTCTCAATTTAATGAAATTTCATGGTTTTACCCATCCGCCTCATCGACTGAGAACGATAGCTATGTCAAATATAACTACGTCCTACAACAGTGGGACTACGGTACTCTTGGCCGTACTGCTTGGATTGATCAATCTGTTCTTGGGCCTCCCATTGGTGCTGGCTCTGATAATTGGTTATATCAACATGAAGTAGGCAATGATGCTTATTCCGGTCAAACGCCTACTGCTATGCAGACAGCATTCTCGACAGGGTATTTTCAATTAAACGAAGCGGACAATATAGTATTCGTGGATCAGATATGGCCCGATATGAAATGGGGAACCTATTCTGGCAATCAAAATGCTACTGTATATTTGACCGTCTATTATACCAATTATGCAACTGTTGCCGCCACTTCGCCTACTACAAGCGCATATTCAGGTGTAAGTTCATCCAATACTTCGTCATTCAATTTCCAAACATTTCCCATGACGCAGGCCACCGAATATATTTCTTGTCGCATTCGCGCTCGATACATGTCTTTCTCGTTGTCCTATGCCCCCGATGAATTGGGCACTTTCTGGCGGTTGGGTGGAATTAAATATCGTTATCAGGTAGATGGGAAATTCTAATGGCTAGTTTAGATGATATTTTAACTACACAAAAAAATGGTGTTATCGCAATTAACTCTTACGTTAATGCTTTAAATTTTCTTGCGGGTCAAAATAATACTAAAGAACTTTCAGCAAGCTCAGTTATCAAAACATCTTCCGGTTGGTTGGCCAGTGTAAGCGTCCTTGTGGCCGGTTCCACACAAGGTTACCTTTATGATTCTACAAGCACATCTTCAACAACAGGAAAACGAATATATGCAGTTCCAAATACTCTGGGAATATATCAGATACAAGTACCGTTTTCATCGGGGTTGGTTTTTATTCCGGGCACAAGTTCGGTAATTTCAGTGGGGTACTCATAATGCCGCTCGCACATGGATCATCACAAAAAACAATTAGCCACAATATCTCCGAAATGGTTCATGCTGGGCATACTTTGGATCAATCCATAGCGGCCGCTTTAAACACGGCTAAACACTCCCGCGCAATTGGTGGGGCGAATCAGTCCACTACCACAACTACCGGTCCTTTGGATTACCGCAAACCCGATATGTCTATTCCAATGCCGTCTTATCCTTTGGCGGGGCAGCATATGCTTCATGAAGGCCCAATTCATAGCCCCGTGGCAGGTCGCACAGACCATTTGCCAATGAACGTAAAATCCGGATCTTATGTAATCCCTGCAGATATCATTTCATCTATGGGCGAAGGCAATACAATGGCTGGGTTTAAGATAGCTCGGCAGATGTTTTCATCAAAACCATACTTTCAAACGTCCAAAATGCCATATTCCGCCGAAGGAACCCCTTACACCAAAGGAAAACCTTACGGCGCGCGGGCATCAGGCGGTGAAACCCCTGTAGAGATAGTGGCCGCAGGCGGAGAATATGTTATTAATCCAGATGATGTTACACATTTGGGCGGTGGGGATATTGATCACGGTCATGAAATTCTTGACCATTTTGTAACAGGGTATCGCAAAAAAACGATAGAAACACTTAAAAAATTACCAGGACCTAAGAGGGATTAATGGCAGAAGGACTTAAAATACGCCTTGGAACGCCAGCGGACGAAGAGGGGATGCTTCAACTGGCGCTTAAAGCTTGGGAAGAAAACGGGATTAAAAGCGTAAACCCTGAAAAGATGTTAGGCATGATAAAACCTGCTCTTTATCTTTGGCAGGGCTTAGTCGGGATCATTGGGGAACCCGGTGAAAAGATTGAAGCGGCGGTCCTTCTCCGAACGTCACAGATGTGGTATTCTGATGAATGGATACTTGAGGAAAAAGCAATTTTTGTTGATCCCGAGTTTCGGATCATGAAGGGGATACGTTCAGGGCAAACCCTCGGTCATGCTCGTACTTTATGCGAGTTCTCCAAACGGACCGCTGAACAGTTGGGTCTTCCTTTGTTGATTGGTGTACTTTCCAAGCACCGCACAGAGGCTAAAATCCGGCTTTATGAAAAGTCTTTCGGCGCTCCCTCAGGAGCTTTCTTTCTATATAACGCCCAAACTGGGCATGAAGAGCATGTGACGGAGCAATAAAATGGGCGGAAAAACCGGTACCACGACCCAGACGACATCCATACCTCCAGAGGTCTTGGCCCGGTATAACACCGTTAACGCTGCTGCTGATAAAGCGGCCGCTCAACCATTTCAACAATACAGCACCGATCCATCTGCATTTGTTGCACAAATAAACGCACAGCAGCAAGGCGGCATTAACGCTACTAATCAATATGCAAATGCGGCCCAACCTGGATACCAAGCCGGATATGGCGCCACAAACGCCGCAATGAGCCAAATTGGTGCAGGCCAAAACGTAGCCCAGCCTTATTTTACGCAAGCTCAACAACAAGCTAATGCTGCAATGCCTGGGTACCAACAAGCTGCAGGGCTTGCGGGTGCTGCTATGACTCCTTTGATGCAAGCCACTTACGCTGCTCAACCTGCATACAATCAAGCTTTAGCCGGAACTGCAGCTGCATCACAAGGTTATAACGCGCCAAACTACGCCGCTGGCGTACAAGGTTACATGAATCCATATTTACAAAACGCCATGGGTTCGACTGCGGCTATGCTGCAAAATCAAAACCAACAACAGCAACAACAGTTATTGGGTAACGCCATTAGCCAAGGCGCTTTTGGTGGGGATCGTTCGGGCGTTGCTCAGGCCGCTCTTATGGGTCAGCAAAACCTTGCAATGGGGCAAACGCTTGGCCAAATGGCTAATCAGGGCTATCAACAGGCTGCTCAAAATTATATGCAAGGGCTTGGCGCTCAGGGCGCTTTGGCCAATCAATACGGTCAGTTGGGCGGTCAATCTCAGCAAGCTCTTATCAATGCCGGTTTGGCGCAACAACAAGGTGCTGGCAATATTGCCAACATCGCCGGCCAAGGCATGCAAGGTGCTACTCAATACGGTGCTTTGGGGACTGCAGCTCAAAATGCCGCATTGCAAGGAGTCCCCTTATCTTTGGCGGCTGGCGCGCAATATGGGAATCTTGGTGCTGGCGCACAGGCCGCGGGATTACAGGGTGCTCAAGCCCAACTTGGCGCTGGTACGTTGCAACAACAAACCCAACAGGCCGGTCAGACAGCTCTTTACAACCAGTTCTTGCAGCAACAGGCTTATCCTTTCCAAACAGCCCAATTCTTGGCGGGGATTGCGGGTATTACTGGTCCAAATTCTGGGTCTACAACTACTACAACCCAACCTATGTCTTTCTTCTCTGACCGCCGTCTTAAAGAAGATATTAAACAAGTTGGAAAAGCTAAAAACGGTCTTCCAATTTATAAGTTTAAGTACAAAGGAGACCCGACTGAACAAACACATATTGGTTTTATGGCCGATGAGGTTGAAAAGGTTCATCCAGAAGCGGTTGGTTTGGCGGGTGGCTACAAGACGGTTGATTACGATCGCGCCGCTCGAGCCCAAGGCGGCTTAGTGGGACCTCAACATGAAGGTATGGGTTTCGGCTTAGGTGGTCGGGAACATCATGCTTATGGTGATGCCGTTGGTTCTGATTATGATCCAAATAGCTTGCAAAACATTATTGCGCGCCAACAGGCTATGTTTGCTAATACGGATTCTCATCCCGTCCCAATGGCAAGAACGTTTTCTGGTGGCATAGGAAAACATAGCAGAGTTCCGGAAGCATCTTTACAAACAGCTCAACTCCGTACTCCAGGCGCGGCTCCTAGACTTCCTGATAGCGAACTTTCTCAAGGAATAGATTACGCTACAAAACTTGCTAATTTTGATAAAGCAATTGACCCCGCTGGCCAAGGAAAGGGTTTAGCTTGGGTTCAAGATATGTTTGCTAAACAAAAGCAAAAAGAAGATGCGGACGCCGGGGCTCAAACTCCTTCAGAAAATGCACGCGGAGGGCTTGTTGGGTA